CATAACAATATGTTTTATTTGTTTAATAAGGAAACTGACGAATTCGTTATTCAGGGAAAAACCAAGGAAGAAATATTGGAGAACCTAAAAAAACGATTTGGAAATGTCGATATGGTTTTTCACGCCACCTCAGAAAATATTAAAGAGGTGGGCTTCAAATGAGAGAGAAATATAAACTATTTGATTTTGTAGATTCAATTACAACTACAAAAGAAGATCTATTCCAAGACCCTGAAGCTAAGATGGATTATGTGCCATTTCTTGTTAATAAAGCCATGTCATTTTATGGAGATACTGTACTATATGCAAATGAATTAAATCAACATGCATCTATTCCCAAAGAACAGCAGTTTTATTTTTATCTAAATAGTATTCCAAAGAAAAAGAGATTTAGTAAATGGGTCAATAAAGACAAAGAATCTAAATCCCTAAATATAGTAATGGAATATTTTGGTTATTCCTCAAGAGAAGCAGAGAATGTTCTCTCTGTTTTGACTAAAGAACAACTAATAATGATAGAAGAAAAACTAAAAAAGGGTGGAAGAAATGACTATTGAGATGATTTATTATGACTGGACTCCAGAAAGTATGCTTGAAGTGACTTTACCTGAACCAGACAATTTCCTAAAGGTGCGCGAAACATTAACGCGTATCGGTATCGCATCACGCAAAGATAAAAAACTATTCCAATCTTGTCATATTTTACATAAACAAGGTAGGTATTTTATTGTCCATTTCAAAGAATTATTTGCTTTGGATGGTAAACAAAGTGATATCAGCGCAAATGACATTGAACGTAGAAATGCAATTGCTGTTCTACTACAAGACTGGGAACTATTAAAAGTGGTTTCCAAGGTAACTACAGATCCAGCTGCAACTTTAGCTCAAATTAAAGTGGTTTCTTATAAAGAAAAGGCAGAGTGGGAATTAGTTCCTAAATACAACATTGGTAACAAAAAGAAGCAGTAAATTTTATAATTTTATAGGAAAGGTAATACCATGGATCAAATTAAACTTGAATTGACTATCGATGAAGTAAACACAATTCTACGCTCACTAGGTCAACACCCATTCGAGCAAATCGCAAATCTAATCAACAAAATTAAAGCTCAAGGCGAACCACAAGTAGCTGAACTTGCAGCTAAAGCAGAACCAGTACCAGCTAAACGAGCAGAATAATTTTATAGGAGAATATTATGGACGAACTATTAATTGAATTGAAATTGAGTGTTAAAGATGTAAATCATATCTTAGGTATTATTGGTAAATACCCATTCGAAGAAGTTATTGGTATTATTAATGGGATTAGATTACAGGCTGAACCTCAAGTAAAAGCTTTCCAAGAAGCTGAACTAGAAAAAGCAAAACAGGATCAATTAGAAGAAGCTAAAGAAGTTGCTGAACGTCAAGAAGCAGAAGAAGATTTTGATGAATAATTGGACATTTAGTCCATACTAATGATTTTCATTAGGTGGTTTTTCGGTTTCTCGTGATAAGTAGTTATGTAGTACCAATTAACTTACCTAGGAGAAATATTATGTGGACTAAACCAGCTGCTACTGAAATGCGTTTTGGCTTTGAAGTTACTATGTACGTAATGAACAAATAAGAGTTCCCACTAGTTGGGCTTGATGGGATCCTTCGGGATCCCTTTTTGTTATAAATAAGAAATAGAATTAACGCTTAGGACCGTTAATCAGGTGGGGATAACCTGTAAAACCCCAACAATTTTTATTTGCTTTTTAATAAGCAATGATGTATAATTATGCTATATTATTTTTAACAGGAGATGTGTATGTCTGCAAAAGACGTAAGATTTGGCGACGATGTTCGTCACAAAATGGTAGCTGGCGTTAATGTTTTAGCAAACGCTGTCAAGGTTACTCTCGGACCAAAAGGTCGTAATGTTGTTCTAGACCGTCCATATGGTTCGCCACATATCACTAAAGATGGTGTATCAGTTGCTCGTGAAATCGAACTTGAAGATAAGTTTGAGAACATGGGTGCTCAAATGGTTAAAGAAGTTGCACAACGCACTGCTGATATTGCTGGTGATGGTACTACAACTGCCACTGTTCTGGCTCAGGCAATTATCCGTGAGGGTATGAAGTCTGTTGCAGCTGGATGGAATCCTATGGATCTAAAACGTGGTATTGATAAAGCTGTAGAAGCTATCGTTGAGAACCTAGCAGATCAATCTAAACCATGCGCTACCACTAAAGAAATTGCACAGGTAGGTTCTATCTCTGCAAACTCTGACACTTCTATCGGTGATATTATCGCTGATGCCATGGACAAAGTAGGTAAAGAAGGTATCATTACGGTTGAAGATGCAGCTGGTATCTACAATGAATTAGAAGTTGTAGAAGGTATGCAGTTCGATCGTGGTTACCTATCTCCACACTTTATTACAAATCAAGCTAGTCAAACTGCAGTATTCGAGAACCCATACATTCTTTTAACAGATCGTAAACTAACAAACATCCGTGACTTACTTCCAGTGTTGGAGCAGGTTGCTAAAGTTTCTGGCTCATTAGTTATTGTTGCTGAAGATGTTGGTGGTGATGCACTAGCTACTCTGGTAGTTAACAAGATCCGTGGCATTCTAAACGTGGTGGCTGTAAAGGCTCCAGGATTTGGCGATCGTCGTAAAGAATTGCTAGATGATATCGGTATTCTTATCAATGGTAAGGTAGTATCAGAAGAACTCGGTGAGAAGATTGAAGATACTAAACTAGATCAACTTGGTCGTGCAAAACGTGTAGAAGTCTCTGGCGATAAAACTATCATCATTGATGGTGGTGGAGAGTCTTCAGTTATCTCTGAACGTATTACTACACTTAAGAATATGGCTGAGAATGCAACTAGCGACTACGATCGCGAGAAACTACAAGAACGTGTAGCTAAACTAGCTGGTGGTGTTGCAGTTATTAAAGTAGGTGCTTCTACCGAGATCGAAATGAAAGAGAAGAAAGATCGTGTGGAAGATGCATTACACGCAACTCGAGCAGCAGTAGAAGAAGGTATTGTTGCTGGCGGTGGGGTTGCCTTAATTCGTGCCAAGAAAGCTCTTGTTGGCTTGGTTGGGGATAACAATGACCAGAATGTAGGTATCCAGATCGTTGCATCTGCAATTGAAGAACCTTTAATTCAGATCGCTAAAAATGCCAATGCCCAATACCAAGTAGTAATCAATTCTATTCTATCTGGAGAGGGTAACTACGGTTACAATGCAGCTACTGATACATATGGTGATATGCTTGATATGGGTGTTATCGATCCAACTAAAGTGACACGTACTGCTTTGCAGAATGCAGCTTCAGTGGCTGGTTTGATGTTAACTACCGAGTGTATGATTGCAGATATCCCACAGAAAGAAGATCCAGCAATGCGTGGTATGATGCCTGGAATGTAATAAATGTGTTTACTTTAATTCGTAATTAGGGCATAATTATACAATAGGAAAGTGACTTCATTTTTAATTATAGGAAATCGTATGAAAAAGATTGCATTAGTAACTGCTTTATTATTATCTTCTGGTTTAGTTTTAGCTGATGATAGCTATATGGGTGAAATTATTGGTGGTGTTGCTGGCGGTGTAGTTGGCAATCAAATCGGTGGTGGCAAAGGTAAGGTAGTTACTACAGCAATCGGTGCTGTGATTGGTAGCCAAGTTGGTGGTCGTATCGAAGATAATATGAGATATAATCGCCAGCCTCGCGCTTATGGATACCCTCAACAGTATGGTTATCCTGAACAACAATACTATCAACCACGTCAAGTTATTGTAGTTCCAGCTAATGTTCCTACACCATTGGGATATCGTTGTGAATTGCAAAGCGTGTATGTAGGTGGTCAAGTTGTACTAAATAATTATTGTTATTAAGATAACGACGTAAACTCTAAAGTAAGGCTGGCTGGACGTGGGTTCGATTCCCACCATCTCCACCAAAAGTATATTGAAAAAATTTAGCAAAGAATATCTTGAGTTTGAACGAAAGCATCTAAAAGAATTAGAAGATCTTTGGTATAAAACTAATGATGAAAGTTTAAGAGAAGTTATTCTTAGAGCTAGAGAAGTTTTACAGTGTATTTTTGATGGGGATGACTAGGCTTCGACAGACTGAGATAGGATAAGAGCGTCCGACAAGAAAGTCGTAAAAATCAAAACAGATATAACTGCAAACGATGAGTTATTCGCATTAGCTGCCTAGTGTAGCTTAGGGTTTCGGTAGGTTTCCTCGTAACAGAATAACCTACCAATTTCGTTATAAATAGACAGTACATGCCGAAAGGGTGTGCATTTTATTAACTCGCTTAATTTAAGGAGAAACTTATGACCCTAACAGGTTATCAATCACTATTACCACGCACAGTGGGCTTCGATCGTCTTTTATCAACACTAGATGAGTTTGACACTCTACTAGCTACTGGTAAACAGACACAAACATATCCACCTTACAACGTAGTCAAATTTGATGACTCTCATTATAAAATTGAAATCGCAGTTGCAGGTTTCAGTCGTGAAGAGTTGGACATTACCGTTAAGGAAAACAAGTTGACTGTAAAAGGTTCAGCTACACAGAGTGAAGCTATGCAGAATACACGAGAGTATATCCATAAGGGTATTGGTAAACGTGACTTTACGCATGTGTTTACTTTGGCTGATACCGTAGTTGTTGATGGTGCAGATATTGTTGATGGGTTACTCAACATCGAATTACGCAATGTAATTCCTGAAGAGAAGAAACCACGCAAGATCGAAATTGGTGAATTACCTCTAGTTAAACAGGAGAAAAAACTTCTAGTTGAAGACTAATTGAGGTTGTGGGGACTTCGGTTCCCACATAAATACATATATTATGAAAACAAAGATTGCAAAGAATTTAGTATCTTTTCCAGCTATCCGCAGGGGTAACTGGCAATTGAAGGCATCTCTATACAAAGATAGCCAATTTTTAGTAGTAGCAAATAATATGGTGACAGACGCATTTGTTATTAGAACATTTGATAATGATGATGAAGCATCTAAATTTATAAATTTCTTGATTGATAAGGATGAATTATGAGCGCAGTACAGTTAATTAAATTTACAAGTGGTGAAGAAATTCTATGCACCGAAATCTCAGTTGGCTCTGGTGCCACTGTTGTAAAAGATCCAGTCACTTTAGTTTACCACCAAAATGAAAAAGGATCTGTATCAGTTGGATTTTCCCCTTTTATGCCTTACCATGAAGGTAATGTAACTTTATGGCATAACTCTATCGCTGCAGTTAGCGAACCTAAAAAAGAAATCGTAGACGAATATACACGTATTTTCTCAGGAATTGTAATTGCATCGGCAGATTCTATCTAGATATTTTATGAATTTAGTCATTTAAGTGTTTACTTTAATTCGCAATTAAGGCATAATTATACTAAGTTGATTATGAGAAGGAATGTGAAAATGACTAAATTTGATAAAGAATTGTTTAACTTTGATGGAATGTACTTAACCTACGGTTCAGATCGTCGCTTCGTTGCTCGATTCAAACGTAGTGGTATGGCTAGTTTTAAGAACTTCTTAGTTAAGAACTTCACTGTAGAGCAATATTTTTATTTTACTGAGACACTTCGTCACCCTCCTCTAACAGTTTTAGAGTTAAAAGGTTATGTTAGTCCAGCAATGAAAAAAGCAATGAAATTGAGGATGGTTTAATATGAGTTTGAATAAAATGTTCGAGGATTTGGCTGCAAATCCTTCTCGAAACTGGAAGTTGGATTATCTGAAACAAAATGCAGATAACGAAACTCTCCGCGAGGTAGTGCGTCTAGCTCTAGATCCATTCACTCAGTTCTATCAACGTAAGATCCCAGCTTATACTCCGAACAATACACAATATCCAGCTTCTTTGAAAGCTATTCTTCCAGCTCTATTTGACTTATCAAGTAGGCTGGTGACAGGTCACGCTGCAATCAATCATCTTCAAATGATGTTGGAGTCTGTATCTGCAGATGATGCTAAGGTTCTAGAACGTATTATCCAGAAAGACCTCAAGTGTGGTGTTCAGGTTTCGACTGCCAACGATGTATGGTTAGGTTTGATTAAAGAATATCCAGTTATGTTATGCTCTGGTTACGACCAAAAACTTGTAGACAAGATTAACTTTCCAGCTTATGTTCAACTTAAAGAAGATGGTATGCGATTCAATGCCATCATTACAGACGGTAAATGTGAATTCAAATCACGTAACGGTAAAACGATTGACCTCTTGGGCAACCTTGAAGAAGAATTTGTTGCAATGTCACACGGTATTGATTGTGTGTTTGATGGCGAACTTTTAGTTAAGATCGATGGTAAGATTGCAGATCGTCAAACTGGTAATGGTATTCTAAACAAAGCAAACAAAGGTACTATCTCTAAAGAAGAAGCTGCTCTAGTTACTGCTACTGTTTGGGATATGATTCCATATGCATATTTTGTTGATGGTTATTGTCCTATTTCATATGTAACTCGATTTATGCGTCTGGAAGAATGCATTATTAAAAATCGTATTGATTTAGTTCCATCTATCGTCGTTGACTCTTTAGATGAAGCGCAAGCTATCTTTGAACAATACTTGGCTGATGGTAAAGAAGGTATTATTCTAAAAGATCGTAATGGTGTTTGGGAAGATAAACGTTCTAAAGGTCAAATTAAATTCAAGGGAGAACTCGAATGCGATCTCAAAATCGTTGGTTTCGAACAAGGAACGGGAAAGTACTCAGGACAACTAGGAGCAATAGTTTGCGAGAGCTCAGACAGTGTAATAAAAGTGAACGTAGGCAGTGGCTTCAACGACGCGCAACGCTTAAGTTTCTCTCAGGAAATTATCGGAAAAATCGTAGCAGTAAAGTATAACGCAAGGATTAAAAATAAACAAGGTGAAGAGTCTTTATTCTTACCTATTTTTATTGAAATTCGTGAAGATAAAGATGTAGCTGACTCTAGTGAAGGAATTAAATAATGAATAAGACTTTAGAAGGATTGCGTAAGCAGAAACGTTATTTCGATATTAGCTCTAAAGAAGATATAGAGTTATATCGTCAGTATTTAATTAACAATGCTTGGGGATTTAACGGTTGCCCATTCATTCTGGAATTTCCATCATTGACTGTTCCTGATATGATTAAGGATCGTTTAATCCGTAAATTCTTAAAGGTAGATTAATATGACAGATAAAGTTTGGGTAATGGTTGATACCATATCAACTCATCGTATGCGTTATTGTATAGAAGTCCCAGCTGATCATCCAGAGTATGCGCTAGATGATGTGACCTGTGAAACTGCCAAAGAATTCTCACAGGATTGGATTGGTGAGCAAATCGTTAGTCATCGAGTTGTTTCTAAAGAAGAAGCACTAAAGATTTGTGATCAAGACAATAGTTATTGTTCTGATTGGGATGCTGATAAAAAGGTCAGCGTATTCTTTACTAAAGATGGCGAGAAAAGAGACTATTAAATGCTGGACGAGATTATCTGGAAATTAGCAAGTCAAGCTGGTATCGATGATATAGACGTGCGAAAATTAAGGGTGTTTGCTGAACTTTTAATTGATTCTAAAGATAAAGAAATCCAATCTTTGGAAAGTCAATTATATACAGCTCGAGCACAAAATCAAATTTACAAAGGGGTTATCTATGATAGCTACTAAAAGTTATGTTTAAAGAATTAACTGGACCAGATGGAGCCACCGTAGCGGTAAATCCATTACACGTAATGCGTATATCGACTTATCATTTGGGTAAAGCATATCCCAAACACACTAAACTGGACTTCACCAATGGAGGATACCAGATCGTTGTAGAAGATTATGATTATGTTGTAGACCTTTTGACAATTTAGGATTATTATGTTCGTATTTGATATTGAATCGTTGGGTGTTGAATCCAACTCAGTTGTGCTTTCTGTTGGTATGGTATACTTTAATCCAGAAGAACAACCTTCTTATGATGACTTGATGGCGAACTCTTTATTCGTCAAACTAAATGCCAAAGACCAGATCGATCGTCTAGCCAGAACTGTAACTAAATCTACACTGGAATGGTGGGCTGGTCAACATGAGTATACACGCAAGTGTAGTTTCGATCCTAAACCTGACGATCTAAAAGCTGAAGATGCTCTAGATAAGATTTACGAGTATATGGCTAAATACCCTAATTCAGAGAACCTAACAATGTGGGCAAGGGGTTCTCTCGACCAGATGGCAATCGACTCTCTAGCAAGAAAGTGCGAAAAGCCAGAAATTACCCACTACGCTGTATGGCGAGATGTTCGTACTGCAGTTGACTGTCTTGTAGGTTCTAAGAACGGTTATTGTAAAGTCGATCATCCAACCTTTGAAAGCTACAAAGTAGTCAAACATCATCCAGTCCACGACTGCGCACTCGATGCAATGATGCTAATGTATGGTAAATTATAATTTGCTTTATAATCATCGTTGGTGTATAATAATGTATAATAATGAATCGGAAAATCTATGGGTGAATTCTACACGAACGTCTATCAATATGGGACTAAATTACTAGTCCGTGGAAGAGAGAATGGTAAACCTTTTAATCGTAGAGTAGACTTCCAACCTACTCTGTATGTCACAGGTAAAGACAAAGCATCCAAGTTTAAAACTCTAGACGGTCAACCAGTATCACCAGTAAATCCTGGAACTATGCGTGACTGTAAGGACTTCATTGAACGCTATGACGGTGTGCAAGGGTTCAACGTGCATGGCAATACCAATTACGTAACTCAGTTTATCTCCACAGAATATCCTCAGACTATCGACTGGGATATCGAACACATCAAGATCTTCTCTATCGACATTGAAACTTCTACGGAAGAGGGTTTCCCGAATATGGAAACTGCCAATGAAGAGATCCTACTAATTACAATTAGAGATTATAAGACTAAAGAGCTAGTGACTTTCGGTGCAAGACCGATGACAAGACCTTTGGAAAAGTCCAAGTATATTCTATGTAACAATGAGCAACATCTTCTTAAAGAGTTTATGATATTCTGGCAACAGAACTATCCAGACATCGTGACTGGTTGGAACTCTGACTTCTTCGATATCCCATATCTTGCCAGACGTATCAATAATGTTCTTGGTGAAACTACCATGAAGAAACTATCTCCATGGGGATTGGTGAACGAACGTAAGGTTACAATTCGTGGCAACCAAGAAACAATCTATGACATTGCAGGTATCTCTCAACTAGATTATCTTCAACTTTATCAGAAGTATACGTATGGTAAACAAGAGTCTTACAAGCTAGACTATATCGCAGAGCAAGAACTTGGCGAAAACAAACTGGTCAATCCAGAAGATAACTTCAAGGACTTCTATACAAAACACTGGGATACATTCGTAGAGTATAACGTGCATGACGTTGTGTTGGTGGATAAACTTGAAGACAAGATGCGCTTAATCGAGTTGCATCTGACTCTGGCGTATAATGCCAAGATTAACTATGATGACGTATTCTCACCAGTTAAGATGTGGGATATGATTATCTACAATCATCTAAAAGAAAAAGACATCGTAATCCCACAGAGATCTGCATCAAGTAAAGGTGCACAGTTCGAGGGGGCGTATGTCAAAGACCCACTAATCGGTCAACACAAATGGGTAGCCAGTTTCGATTTGAACTCACTGTATCCGCATTTAATTATGCAATACAATATGAGTCCAGAAACTCTTACCGAAGAAAAGTATTATTTTAAACTAGAGGACTTGTTAAGTAAGAATGCAGACTTATCCGAAGCGAAAGAAAAAGACCTTGCTGTTGCTGCTAATGGCTGGGCTTATCGTAAAGATGTACGAGGGTTTCTCCCAATTCTCATGGAAGAAATGTATACAAACCGAAGCAAATTCAAGAAACAAATGCTCAAGGCACAGCAAGAATATGAGGATACTAAAGAACCACAACTCTTAAAAGATATCTCTCGTTTGACAAATCTTCAGATGGCTATGAAGATTGCGTTAAACTCTGCTTATGGTGCAGTTGGTAATGCATACTTCCGTTACTTCGATCTACGTATTGCTGAAGGTATTACCACTTCTGGTCAGCTATCAATTCGATGGATGTCTAATAAACTAAATGCGTTGATGAATAAGACTCTGAAGACTACCGATGTTGACTATGTAATTGCGATCGATACCGACTCGATTTATCTATCTCTAGAGAACTTGGTTGAAACTACTTGTGTGGGTAAAACTACAGAGCAGAAAATTAAGTATATGGATAAGGTATGTGAACAGGTATTCCAACCATTTATTGATAAGGGTTATCAGGAACTTGCCGAGTATATGAATGCATATGAGCAAAAGATGCAGATGAAGCGAGAAGTCTTGGCTGATAAAGGTATCTGGACTGCTAAGAAACGCTATGTTTTAAATGTGCATAACTCTGAGGGTGTGCAATATGCCGAACCTAAAGTCAAGGTAATGGGTTTGGAGATGGTTAAATCATCTACCCCTGCAGTTATCCGCGACAAACTTAAAGACTCGTTGCAGGTTATTTTACACGAAGATGAAGCAGCACTACATAAGTATGTATCTAAATTCCGTAAAGAGTTTATGGAGTTACCTATCGATGCTGTGGCATTTCCTAGAGGTGTTAATGGAATGAAGCAGTATGTAGGTAGCCCGATCTATGCAAAGGGAACTCCGATCCACGTCAGAGGTGCGCTTCTATTCAACCACCATGTGAAACGTTTGGGATTGTCTAAGAAATATCAACCTATCAAAGATGGTGACAAGATTAAATTCATCTATGTTAAAACTCCAAATCCATTCCAAGAGGATGTAATCTCTTTCATTGGTGATATCCCAAAAGAGTTTGGTTTGGATAGTTTTATTGATTATGATAAGATGTTTGAGAAAGTATTCTTGGATGCCATGCAGATTGTAATTGAACCACTTGGGTGGAAAACGGAAGAACAGACTTCATTGGAGGACTTTTTTGGATAATATTAAAATAATTAAGACTGGGATTAATGTTTCAAAAATGCTAGCTCAGCTTAAAAAATACCCAGAGGATTGGGGTGGAGTCCGCAAGATTGATGGTGCCCAGTCTATGCTCGATAGAGGGTTTCCAGAAGTAGAAGCTGGCGTTCTTCAGTTAATTATGGGTGGTGTTAAAACTGAAGAAGAATACGTTGGAGATACTGAAATTTGTATACCAACCCCAGCTTGTAAACACCATACAGAGGTACTTGGGTTTTTAACTCGTAACTTTAAAAAGTTTAGTCGATGCGGTTTCCTATCTCTGCCTGTTGGTGGTAAAGTGGGTAAACATATTGACATTGGTAATTATTATCAAACTAGAGATCGATATCATCTATCAATCCAAGGAACTTATCGATATACAGTTGGTGAGGAGTCTGTTGTTGTAGAACCTGGAACTCTACTCTGGTTCAATAACAAATTAGAACACGGTACAGAAAATCTTGGTGATAATGTTAGGATAACGTTTGTATTTGACGTACCTCATAGCCAAAGAAAATTCACAAAACATGTGTAATAAACTTTACCTAAATCATTGTTTAGTGTATAATTGTATTTTTATGGGAGAACTATATGTGGAAACGTTATTTTAATATATTAAATTCGATTGTTAATGTTTCGCTAGTGTTGTTGGCATTTTATTATGGCATTTTTGATAAAGAATATGCGCACGCCAGCTTCTTGTTATTATTGTCTATTTTAAATAAAGATAAGGTATTATAATTATGAAAACAGTTATTGTTGAGAAATCAAAACTATTAGAGCATTTACGTATTAATCGTGAAGCTCACATTGCTGAGTTTGCAGAAGCTATCGATGGCTATCACAAAACAGTGATTAAGAAATTAGAAGAACGTTTGAAAGCAGCACAGGCTGGTGAAGATGTAAGTTTGCGCATTGAAGTTTCTAAACCATTAAGTCAATTAGATTCTTATGACGAAGCAATTTCAATGTTAGAGTGGAATACCAACGAATCTATTGAGTTGGATCGTGCAGAATTCCGTCAGTATGTACAAGACGAATGGTCTTGGAAGAACGAATTTGTAACAACTGCATCACTTTATAAAGGTTAATTATGGGAATTTTAGATAAAATCCGTAGTAATAGTACTATTAAAGAGTCTGCGTTACTCAAAGACTCTAAATTCTTTCAGAAGAAAGATATGATTCCAACATCTGTTCCTGCGATTAACATTGCACTGTCTGGTCGTCTAGACGGTGGGTTAACTCCAGGACTTACAATGTGGGCTGGTCCATCCAAGCACTTCAAGACAGCTTTCTCTTTGTTAATGGCAAAGTCTTACATGGACAAGTATCCAGAGGCTGCATTGTTGTTCTATGACTCAGAGTTCGGTACTCCTCAGTCATATTTCGATTCATTCGGTATTGATACGAACCGTGTCGTTCATACTCCAATCATGGACATCGAGCAGTTGAAGTTCGATATCATGGCTCAGCTTGACCAAGTAGAACATAGTGATAAATTGATCATCATTATCGACTCTATCGGTAATCTGGCTTCTAAGAAAGAAGTTGAAGATGCTCGTGATGGTAAATCTGTAGCAGATATGAGTCGTGCAAAACAATTGAAGTCATTGTTCCGTATGGTAACTCCGTACTTGACATTGAAAGATATTCCGATGATTGTGGTAAACCATATCTACATGGAACAAGGTTTGTATCCTAAAGCCATCGTTGGTGGTGGTACAGGTTCATACTACTCTGCAGATAACATCTTCATTCTTGGTCGTCAACAAGAAAAAGAAGGTACTGAGGTGGTTGGATATAACTTTATCATTAACGTAGAGAAATCTCGTTTTGTTAGAGAGAAGTCTAAGATCCCAGTAGAAGTTCGACATGGTGGTGGTATCTCTCGTTGGTCTGGTCTATTGGATATGGCACTAGCTTCTGGTCACGTAACTAAACCAAGCAATGGGTGGTATGCTCGAGTTGATACAGAAACTGGCGAAGTTGGTGAGAAGTATCGTATCAAAGATACAGATACCAAGGAGTTCTGGTTGCCTATCTTAACTAATCCAACATTCCAAAACTGGGTTAAAGAAACTTACCAAGTGGCTCAAGGTTCTATCTTAACAGACGAGGACATCGATGAAGAATTGGATGCCATCGATGACTAAAATTAAATTTTCAACTAAACCTTATGATAAAAACCGATACTCCATTCTTTTAGAAGAAGGAAAGTTTGAAGGGGTTAGACTGGTGATTGGTGAGATTGATTTTGTCTCAGATGGAAATAAATGCAATTTAAAAT